TTGTACTCTACTTGTAAGAGGTGTTTTTAAAATCCTATTTATGCTACTTGTTATGCTTACTTGATACATAATTTACCCAATAAATACATTGCTACTTCCAGTTGCATTGCTACTTCCACAAGCTATACTATCACCAACCCTTGCAACAGCTTTCCCATTTACAAATACACTTCCGCTTCCACTAGCTTGTATTGAGCCATGACATGGAGTACCACAGCAATGAACAGCCCAGCTATCACCAACTCTATGAGCTCCTAACCCATTTACAAACACATCACTACTTGCACTTATATTTGCTCGTGCTGGATAACAACCGTGTCCAGTACATATATCACCAAGCCTTACTACTGCACTACCCATTAGTTTATATCCACCCTTGCACCATCAATATCAATATTTCCACCAGCTTCAATTTTTATATTTCCACCAGCCTTAAAAACAACATTACCAACACACGATATATTTAAAAGTTTTGCTTTTGTATCATAGGTAATTACAGTTCCATCTTCATATTCCATAACTTCAGTGTGCTCATTTGCCAAACTTGGCTCTTTGCTACCTTTGTTAAAAATACTTCTTATGATAAAGCCACCATTAGCTTCACCAAAAGGGCTAATCATTACACATTGTTCACCAACTCTTATAGGTATAAAGTGCTTTTTAAAGCTGTTTGAAATAGATACAACTGGTAAAAAATCAGTTTCCCTATCCATAACTTTAACCCTAGCCAATGCTTTACCATCAGCTACTTTAGTTTGTGATATAGTCCCAAAAGTTACTATATTGTTAATCAACCTTTGTAGTTCAGCTAACATCTTCTACTGTTCCCATCTTGAAGTAAAATAAGTGATATTAAACTCACATCTAACACCACCATAAACACTATCTTTATGTTCAACTAAAAAATCACTACCTAGATACTTGCATTGGTAATTTAAAACATTTTCAAGCTCACCAAAAGCCTTTAGTACATCACTTGTAACTTCTCGCATATCCCAAGTTGTATTACTTTTACTACTTACAGCAATATCAATTTCAACTTTTAAAGTATGTTGTAATTGTTGGCTATCATTGGTTTCATCTGATACATCCCTTACTATGATTGCTGGGTATTGTCCTTTTTCTAGTGGCTTATTCATCCACTCGTAAACATTTGCCCCAGCTTCACTATAAAAGCCATTTGCACTACTGATTTTTTGCATTTGTTCAACAATGCTATCTACGATACTTTGTCTAACCATCTTGATTATCCAAATACACTTTAGTAGTGCTATCGTTTTGCTTATGTATTTCAATTACACCAAATGTTTTACCATCTACAACAAATATAGACTTATGACCGATATTAGTAGCTTTTGATGTTGCTAGTTGTAAAGATGGTACAGTAGCTTCTACACCATTGTATTCACCCTTATCAAGTATCACATCAGTAGTTTCATCAAAGATTACATTTAGCACTTCATCTACATCACCAAAATAGTGTGTAGCTTCAACAGCAAATTCATCTAAGTTAAAACTAGCTTCTAAGTCTTTATCAATCATAGCTTCTAAATTCATTGCTTACTCTTCATTCTCTTCATCATCAAGTGCATTGATAAGCTCTATGATTTCAGCTTTTGTTGCAGAACTGGGTACATCAATACCTAGTTCAGTTGCATACTCTACTAAGTCATTTTTTTTCATATCTTCAATAGCTACAGTAGTATCTTCAGTTACATCAACATTTGCTTCATCTGTAGCAGCTCCACGATTGATAAGCTCTTGTGCTTCTCTTTCATTTACTTCTACTTCATCACCTTTTGAATACATTACACCTCTAACAAATAGAGATGTAAGCATAATTACAGTTACTTTTTTAGACATCATTTACCCCTTATTGGTCAATGTTTGTAGTAGCTGAAAAAGATTGTGCATATCTAACACCAACATCTACACTTTGGAATGCACGAATTACAATCCCACCACTATCAGCATTTGTATATGGGTCAATCATAATATCAAGCCCACCCCATAGACCAGTAATAAGTTGGCTAAAATCACCAAATAGCATAGTATCAGCACCAACTTGGTTAGTTCTAGCAAATCCATATCCATTTACTTCATTGTTTTCAAGTAAATATCTACCAGTACCACTTTCTTTTTGTGTTGTTTTTAACTTACCAGCTACACCAGCACCAGCTACATAGTGCATATTTGATACATCTGCATTACTTTCAGCTGTAAGAGTTTCAAACTTAACAACATTACCCCAGTTAAGACCACCAGCTTCAGCTGAACAATCCACAGCACCAATACCAGTAGTATTTAATACACCAAGTGGCTGACCATTTGCACCAGTACCACTAATAGCAGCTTTATCAATAGCTAAAGCGATATTTGTAGCCAAGTCATTCATAACCAATCTTTCTATATCAGGGTTACCTTGAAGTAGCATTTGTCTTGTATATCCACTTTTTGCACTTACAGTTTTTGGTTTAAGTTCAATAAGACCTAGTGCTAAATCACTTGCAGTTGTTGCTGCTCCCTCATCAATCCAGTAAGCTGTAGCTGAACCAGTTTGTTTTGGAATTGCTACATTTCCACTAAGACCACTTAAAACTTGACCACCAAGTTTTGCTATAACAAGTTTGTTTCTAAGGATTTCAATAAAACTAGCACCACCAGTAGTAGTATCAATGATTGCAGCACCGGCTGTAGTTGTTAAATCTCTTTGTAAAACTTGGTGCGGTACATAAAAACCTCTACTATCTTTACCTAGCATTTTTGCTACTTGGTTGCTTGCTTCTCTTTCAAGTCCAGCTTTTGACCAATCTCCAGTTATAGCAGCTGTTAAAGCTCTACTAAATGAGTATTCTTTTATCTCGTTATCACTCATACCAATATCAGCAGCTTTAGTATCTACTGGCTTTGCTTGACCAATTTTTTCAAGTACCATAGCTCTAAAGCTATCTACACTTGTACCATCTTCTATAGCTTTTTGTGCTAAACTATCTTGATTAAACTTACTACCAATAGCTGCAAGCTCTCTTACCCTTGTTCTTTCAGCGGCTCTAGCTTCAGCTTGAACTGTTTTTACATCTACATTTTCATTTTGTTCTTTTGCCATTGTTTTTTCCTCACTTTTTTTTGAATTTAAAATTTTTACTTCTAACTCTTTCAAGTCATCAGAACCACGACCTACACCAACAGTATTATCCGCTGGAATTGAAACTATTGATATTTCAAAAGGTTGCCATCTTGTTACTCGGTAGGTTTCCACACCATCACTTTCACTTTCAAGCTTCATTTCATCTATCTGGTATCCCACAGATACATTTTTCATTATCCCATCAACCACATCACTAAATACCTCTTTAGCTTTTGCACTATTGCCAAATCTAACAAGTGCAATACCTTTTCTATCTTCCACTTTTGCATACTCCACAACACCTATAACAGTATCGCGATTGTGGTTAAATAAAAGTGGTGCTGAATTGTTAAGTCGCTCCATATTTACTGATGTAGTTGAATGGTCTAGTATTTCTACACCCCAGTACCTTTCATAAGGTTCTTCACTACTAAAACTAAGTTCTACTGTTCTTTTTTCTTCATCAAAACTTTTAAACTCCATATTTCTAAATTGTGGTTTAAGCTTCATTTTGTTTATCCTCTTCTTGTTCTATTTTCATTGTTTCAGCCATCACTTTTAAAAGTTCAGCTTCACTAATCGTTGTGATACCATACTTAACTCTAAGCTCTTTTTCTTTTGCTAATTGTTGATATTGTTCTTCTAAATCAAGCCCCATTTCACTAGCTATTTGTGTATGAGTTTTTAGCCCCTCTTTTACAGCTAAGATATTTGATTGCATATCTTTTAAAGGGTCAACCCAAGCAAACCCACGATACAACCAAGTAGGGTTATTGAATTTATCAAATTTAAAAAATGGTAGTGGTACAGCTTTTGTAAGTAGTGCCATTTCTAACCAGCTACTAAAAACATCATCAAGCAAATGTTCACCTAACCATTTTTGTAAATCTTTCCACACTTCCCGCTCTTCTAAAACACCACTTCTAAGACTTGAATAATTTACACCCTCTAAATCATTTGCCAAAGTGTTATAACTAACATCAAGACCACTAGAAATACCCCTTAAAACAACTTTCATAAAATCTTTAAATGCTGTTGATGGGTGTTGTGGGTCATAAGATTTAAAATCCCACCCTTGCGGTAACACTTCAAATTCACCGGGTGTAACTTCATTTACTGGTGTTCCATTTTGAACTGTATCCCCAGCATATTCACCCTCATTTTCTTTTTGGATGTAAAAACCAGCTTTACTAGCACCAAGTCTAGCACCTACAAGTTCAGCTTCTTCATATCCATTTATCATTTTCATTCTAGTCATAGCCGTGTGCATCCAAGGCACACCCCTAGTAGCACTTATTCTAAGTGGAATAAATAGGTGGATTATCTCATTTGCCGGTACACG